GCTCTTTTGGTGATTGCATCTATAATCGCCAATTAGAATCCTACATAAAAATAATTTAGAATCCTACATAAAAATCGCTAATAAAACATTGTGTCAACGCAACAAAGATCGTAGTTAGCTGTTAACACTTCAATTTTCTGCTTTGGCGGTTTTTTAGAATTAACATTGGCAACTGAAACACGCTGCTTTATTTGTAAATTGCTCCACTTTTTTGCCTTTGTAAACTTAGTTAAAATTGGTGATGGATAACTGCTTAATAAAAATTTTCCTTTAATGTTCGAAAGGGTTTCTAACAGCATTTGAAAATCCTCAATTGTATAACCATCATAGTGTCCACAGTCGCTATTGTAGTACGGAGGGTCGCAATAAAATAACGAACCTTCAGTATCTCGAGACTTAATGATCCGCAAAGCATCGGTACATTCGATTTGAACATCTTGAAGCCTAATTGCCAAATCAATTGAAAAGCCTTCACGCTTGTTCTTAATCTTGGTAGAGGTGGTGTTCTTTTTTATATCATATCCCCAACTGCCATCGAGCATACCAGCAAAGCTCTGTTGCGATAAAACCCATATTGCCCAAGCACGTTTTATTTCAGAAAACATATCGGGATTAGCGTTTATTACTTTAGCCTTTCGGTGTAAATCTCTAGCGTGCAAACTAATAGATATTTCCTTCTCTAATGAAACAAATTCTTGCTGCACTATTTTATAGAAATTTATTAACTCTCGGTTAGTATCATTTAACACCTCTACTGCCGACTTTTCTTTATTAAAGAATATTGCACCACCACCTACAAATGGTTCGGCATATAGCCTGTGTGTAGGTAACCGTGGTATAATTATAGAACTAAGCTTTTGCTTACCACCATAGTAAGTTATTGGAGTTGTCACACTCATATTAAAAAATGGTTTAAATTAAACTTTTACTTTTAACCCCGTTGTTTCTCCTTTACAATTATCTTCACAGTAAACTTCGGAAGCTTCGTTTTCATAACCTTCCTGAAAAAGCTTATACCATAAAACAAAACTGTCTTCATGGGTTCTATCAACCCAAATAACATTATTACCAACATTAACTAACAATGTGTCTTTTATTGATTCACCCGAATCTAAATAGTAGTATGAGTAAAAAGAAGTTGTATCATTAATTACAATAAATATCATCTCTACTTCGCTTTCAGAATAAGCCTCTATAATCACCTCCTTTTTTAGTGTTTTATTAAGAAAAGAAATGTCAATTGGAGATTCACAGCTTATCATACTTATTAATAAAATAATGCAAATGTTTTTCATAAAATTTGTATTATACATAAATTACTTAATTCCTGTTGGACTGTTTAGATTAATTTCTTAAGGCTAAATATCTGTTGGATAAGAAATACCATATAATGATATGCTGCCAAAGTTTCCGTGTATATCTGTTCTAACCAATTGAAGCCGACCACTATCATTTATTCTTAAGTATGTCCCTGTTTTTTCTGTATTGTTAGAATAAGCACAAATTACATTTATAGAATCTCCATTTCCATCTTTATCAAGAACTCTAGGAACAGAATCATTGCTTGTTATATAAAAGCTAGTCGCAGATGCCGCATTTATATTGCCTCTTAAATGAACCATTCCAAATTGATCTACTCTATATCTTGGAGTATTTCCTACCCCCCCTCCTGTAACTGCCCATCCTCCTGAAAGCGTTATATTAGTCCAAACTCCTTGATTTTTGTTAGCTTTATTATCATTCAAAACCTTCCCCTGGGCTGCACTCAAAGGCATATCAATATCCGTACTCGTGAGGTTATTAACAATAGCGGCAATGGCCACTTTGGTAGCTATTGAATTAGTAATGGTAGTAGCAAAATTAGGGTCATCTCCTAATGCCGCAGCAAGCTCATTAAGGGTATCTAATGCTGCTGGTGAAGAATCTACTAGACTTGCAATCGCTGTGTTAATAGCATTCTGCATATCAATAAGTGTGGCTACTTTATCCTTCAAATGCTCTACTTCATCGTAATCAGCTTCACCACTTCCGGAAGCTCCTAATTCAAGCTTTATCTTGGCATCAATATGCACATCTCTATATTGCAAATCAGCAAACCTCACGGCCGGGCCATTAAACACATTATCCAATAAATATACCGGAACTTGCGTAGCATGATTACCCGAAAACGCATCTATATAATAGACCTCGTCTTGATATACAACCGCACCGGCTGTTTGGTCGTATTGGTTTCCCACTTGGTTCATTACACAGCCAAATAGTACCGTTACTTTACTGGAATCAACGCCCAATGCACGTGTAATGGCTTTAAGTGATTCTAAAACCGCATCTTGCTCATGTACTAATGTGTTTCCACTAATTTCTTGGCCTAAAGCCACATTGGAATAGTCTGTCTTTTTCATTTTTTAATAAGTTACGATTGAAAATGTAGTACCAAAGAGTTTGTATTTAGTAATAAACGCAGTCATCTCATCTACATTAAATGTTATAATCACAGGAACATGTACAATAAAACTTACATTGTTTAACTGGTAGCTATTGGCTGGGTAAGCCATTGGATTAGCCAAGTTATTAACCGGGTAAACAAATGGGTTTAATACATTATTAACATTATATAAATAAAATGGATACACATCGTTTAATTCGGTAGTTATATAAATTCCGCTACCATATTTAAGTATTAAAAACCTTTCTAAAATTATCGTTTGCCCGTTCCATTTAATTTCCTCTTTTTTTTGCGCAATAAAAGCGATAAAATAAGTATGAATAGCCCTAATTTTAAAAAGTAGTGCATTGAGCCATGAAATCCGAACTGGTGTTCGATAAAAACTTGGGAATAACCAAGCAATTAGCTTTTTAAAAGAGAAGTTATAGTTTTTTATGGCCATTATGCTGCATTATAAGTTAATGTGATTGCTAAAGGATAGGCTACATCTATTTCGTAATAACCGCTATTTGGGTAATAAACACGAGATACAGATGTAAATGATAATGTATCTGGTCGAGCCTGAACGTTGCCAAGCACCACATCTTTAACGCCAACAGCAAGTTGTATAGCATCTACTAATTTAGTAAGAGAAAATTCGCCATTAAAAGGCAGGTTTGCCAAATATCCAGCAATAGCAGCTTCCACATTGACTTTTACAACAGCCTCAGTAACCAAGGCATCAAAATAGATGGTAGCAGGTAGCAATAGTTTATCGCTAGCTATAGATACAGCTTTTAGATTAGTGCCTGCCCATTGTATCTGCGAAATATATTCTTTAAAAGCAAGTAACTGCGGTAGTGTTAAAGGAATTGGTGTGCCGCTGCCATCTTCTGAAGCTACCTTAATTAGCGTAAGGCCATTACTAGAATTAATGGCTTTACGCTTTATAATTTGTTTCGTCTCATCGATTACAGCATAGCTATAGGTTGCTGTTTCGTCATCAAAAACTAAGCTGGCGCCATATTGAAATTTAGTAATTTCATTAGCTAGCCATAAATCTGTACCATTTTCACCTTTATCAACAATATCTTGTAATTCTAACTTAGCCTCACCCCATAACTGCTCTTGCAGCCAGCTTAAAAAAGAAAACACCATCATCCATAGTTTATAATCGGCTGTTTTCGAGGTACTAGTTGCACCGGATAAATCAGCATCATTACTCACCTCATCGTTTATAAGGGTATAAATCTCCTTAACTTCCGATTTGGACTCTTGGGCTAGGGTTAGGCGTTCTTTTATGGTCACTGCTCTATTTTTTTACATATTTTAACAACATAGCTATCACAGATACTGGCAATTGCGAAGCGGTAGACTTTACCTGATCCATAGTAAATTCAGGAATTTCAACCTCGTGTTTTTTTGCAAGTATTATATCAATATCGGCATTGGTCATTACTTCCCCTTTTTTCTTTTTTTCAGCCATGCATTTATCTATGGCCGCATCGTATGCTTCAGATAATAATTGCACCTCATTTTTCCATTTAGCTAGCAGTACATTAAAATCAAAATCTGTGAATCCTATTCCCAGATTTTCCATCGAATTCATTTGCCTACCAATCTCATTAATTGCCAATTGGCTCAATTTTACTTTTGTCATTTTTCCTGTATTTATTATATTAAAACACTTAATTCATCTCCTATTCCTATCGAGGCAGGATCATCTAATGTGGTGACATTTAAAGATGCTCCACTTGTATTACCTTCGTTATCTATCGCATTTACTTGTACCGAATACTCTGTATTAGGAACTAGATTTATAATATCAAAATTAATATTGGTAGTGGTTCCCTGACTTACGCCTCCCACATAAACCTCATAATGGCTTAAGCCACTTCCAGTATCTGTACTAGCCCCCCAAGAAATAGTAGCGGAGTGCTTTTTAATGTTAGAGAAAGTAAGGTTAGATGGTAGAGTTGGAGGGTCGACATCAGGTGCTGAATTTTGCTCTATTTCATAATAAATTGTATTAACACCATTGCCATGATCTTGGTACGGTACACCCCAAGCTGCTGAGTTATGGGCAGCTCCTGCAACCTCAGTAAGTTCATAATACGCTGATTGCACTGCATTAATTGCAGATGCCGCAGACGGCATAGAATTTCCTCCGCCTACTACCCAACTATTGGGGTCGTTTTGCCCATACCATCCTCTTAGAGGGGTAAAAGCACGATCAACAGCCCATTGTGCTTCCTGTACGGTAAATACTACATTACTACCCGAAACAGGAAACACTCCTTTTATAGTACTTCTAAATTTGGAATGTAAGGGATCTAACTCCATTGTAAAATGGATACCAATCGCACCTAAGCTTAATCCTGTTAAATAAATCTGATTTACATCAATTTTATAATCAGCTGCATTAGCAACTACATCATCAATTACATCTGCAACCCTTGCGTTGCTCCAGGTTTGAGAAGAGTCATAAGCCGCCCAAACTATCATAGGCCAATCTGTACCATCAGAATCTTTTACCATTTGGTCAAGATTACATTCGGTAATGGGTGTAGGCGAATCTCTTGTTAATCCATCTGCTAAGCTCGTTTGTCCATTACCATGCATGAATATTAAGCATGGGTAGCCCAATGCTGGTGCACTTGCAAAATTAGTAGGTTTAGCCACATTTGCTGGTAATATTAATCCCGCAGGTTGTTCAATTGCCCAAGCCATTAGTCTGCTTTTTCCACTTCAAGTTTTACATCTTTTAAAGTAACAGTCGATGTGGTAATCGATGCATAGTGTTGTAACTTAACTGTTTTCGTTCCACTTACTACCTTTATATAAGCAAATCCATTCGAGCTAATATCGGCCGGGTTCGTTCTTAAATATCCAACCGAGGAATCTTTTATTGTAGACCCGTTTTCCAAAATATCAATCTTGGGCAATACCCGAGTAGTACCCGTTGCAAGGTTATAAAAAGCTTTATAGGCCACCTTCCAAACGCCAATACCTAATGTTAGCACTCCTGTTGATGGAACAAATGAGATTTTGTCGCTAGGGTCATTCCATTTCGTTGAAGCATCAAAATTGGTTACATCTTGTTTAGTTATAATCGTTGCAGATGCTGCATCGCTAGTTTTTTCGAAGTAAGCTCTTGGTATAGCAGCAGCACCTCCCACAGAAGCAGATGTTTCCCAAATTGCATAAAACTCTGGAGTAACATCATCATAGCAAACAATCTTTAAAAAATTGGTAGTTAATGAGCTGTCGAAAGCACCCGAAATTCGTTCGGCTGGTATTAAAGAAGTTGCAATAGTTACATCCGTACCAGCTCCTGTAAACGACAATACAATAGCACCAATTTTAGGGTTGGTAATGGCCGTAATATTTTGAGTGGTAGCTACTGTTTTTGGCTGAAAAACGCCAATACTCCAGTCTATACTTGCACCAATCGCTGCCGAGTCAGCTTTGTTAATGGAAAACCCAAAGTTTCGCCAACCTGTATTTGTATATCCCTCAAATTGGTTAAAAGTGGTACTGAAACGAAACATCGATGTTATAGGAGTTGAAGGTCTTTGCGCTGTAGTCCCTTTTGGTAATGTTATAGCATTGGTGCCTACAATGTCTAATTTAACATTTTGGTTCGGATTGGAAGTTCCTAACCCTAGTGATATTATATCAAAAAACGAATGAAATTGAGAACCTACATTGTTTTCTGCATGTAAGGAGATTTTTTTTACGCCATCGTTATTTAACGCCAAATACCCTGAATTAGATGCAGCATCAACATACATCTGCAAACCAATATAACCATTGGAAAAAGATGAAAGTCCCTGAACGTTAAGTTGAGATATTTGGCCACCAGTGATTCCTAAATTAAGTCGGCCCCCAAAAGTACTATCCCAATTAAGATTACTAGCTCCTCCAAAAGCACCCGAATTATTAAATTGAATTTCGGTGTCGACACCTGCAGGATTACCTCCCACACCTGATCCTGTATAATTAATGGTTACAACTCCTCCAGCACTATAGCTTACGCCAATGTCGGTTCCAGCAACAATGTCTAAATCTCCCCCAGACACAACACTAATTCTCTGAAACCCATTTGTCTTTAAATTCCATCCAACATAGTTATCAAAATTTCCTATTGGCTGATACCGTCCATCATTATAACCTTTGTCCGGTATCCATCGATCACCCCTTTGGGCAATACCGTTAACACTGTAATCTGCATTATAAGATAGCCCAATAGAATCAATGTCGTCTCTAAAAATCACCCCCCAATTATCTCGAATTCTAAAAGAAGTTTCGTTACCTCCTATGTTAATTCCGACATATACTACTGGTGTATCAAAAGCATTGTTTACCCCCGCAGATACTTCAGAATAATTAACACCTGTCTGGTCATAACTCCTCAATAGGGCTTTGTTGGTTCCATACGCATATTTAGAACCATCAAGTGCAATATGTGCAGCACCTGCAAGAGCGTTTTGATAATTTGAGGTAAGTCTTATTACTTCTATAGCATCTGCTGATAGTTGTTCGTATGCTGTAATTGTTGCGGGGGCCGTCAATAGTGTAGTCCCAAATGTTCTCCAGTAATCAGTGGCAGGGTTTTTCCAAGTAGTATTACCTACAGCGGTATCAATAACCGCCACAAGTTCTCCATCAGTATCAATGGTTTTAACAAAATCAACAATTTCTTGAATGGTATCATAATTAATATCATCGCTAGCAACTATTGACTGAGTGGCCGCTATTAATGCACGCAGTTTTGCAAGTGTATCACCATCGGTGGTTACTCCACCTTTAAGTGCGGTTATTGCTGCATCTATATTAGATTGCTCCACCTTAGTATTAAGGTTGCCAAACATGGTTATATTAATATCGCTTAACCAGTCATACACCCGAGTTCGGGTGTTACCCCCCTCGGTTGTTTCATCTCTAATTACAGCAGCAGCGGCCTCTAATTCAATCTCTGTTTTTACTGTTCCCATAATTTATTCAAATGTAAAGTCAAATGTAAAGTCAAAAATTCCTCCTGTGTTAACCCCAATAAAATCGCTCACTCCTGTTGCTATTATTATATCTCTTTGTTTAAAATAATCTACCAACGGTTGATTATTTATTTTGCTTTCATTCACCTCTAGCATGGCTCCTGCCACCATATCCTCATCTAAACTCAAATCATTATCTTTAGCTAATTGAATTAAACCCTCAATCGACCCATATTCCTGAATAGCTAAATCAATAATATTTTGTTGTTTTTGCACAGTTACTTTTTTCATCGATAGCTAGCCTTTATGTCTAATCTCCCATCTTCAAAAACATTCAAACGCTCAACCTCCATTCCGTCTAATTCAAATATTTTTCTTATTTGAGGGTCAATGTCTCCAAAATTATCGTCATTAATAAAGTTTATAACACCAACAGCCATTAAAGGGTATTGCCTGTTATCTCCAACATTGCTTAACAGTAAATTAACCTGGTGCTGCTTGGTGCTTTCAATTATTGCTAAATCACCATTAACAAAGGTTAAATCATTGTCGCTATTTAGTAAATAATCCGTTGGCATTAATGTGTTACTTTTTCGTCTTCCATACCCGTATAATCGCCTAACTCAGCTGAGGCAAGTATAGAGCTGGCCACCGTTTTAAGTGCAGCTCCACCATCATTGGGCACAGGTGTCCAATTATTAAAAACATCTAACAATTTTTGCACAGTATCCTTTGTTTTGTCAAGCTCTTCTATTAGTGTTTGAATGTTAATTAAACCACCGTTAGAACCCCCATTTATTACCACTTTATCAACATCGCTGCATTTTAATACAACCGCTTCGTTTTCATTATTGCCAACCAAACCAACCAATACCGAGCTGCCCTCCTTCGGAAACTCAACCACTCCATCGGTTACCTGGTCTATGCCTGCCTTTAAGCGCACATCATTAATAGGTGCTTGGCCAATAGGTTCTACATCAACCGTCATATTGGCTTCATCTACAACCAAAACAGTAGCCACAAATGTTTGCACACTTCCTTTAAAAGCGTCTTTCATTTTGTTTCTTATTTGCTCCGCTGTTTTACCCATTGGTGCTTGCTTTAGGGCCCAGTTCTATAACACGTCTTGCTCCGTTTAAACCAAATTTAACTTCAACACTATCTATAAAATAACTACCGGTTCTTCCATCGTTATAATCGGGGTCGGCTAATTCTGCCACCATACCGTGGGTAGCGTAAGGAGTGAGGAACGTTGTAAGCGACCCCTCCATGCCATCATATTTTAACAAATTAAGCTTAGCCTCTGCCAGTTCTTTTAGTTTTGTTTTATCGGTAATATTATAGAAGAAAAGTGTACGCTCATCTCCATCGGCATCGCCAACGGGTGTATCAAGCTCAATTTTTTTATTATCAGATGTAATGCCAATAGCGTTTACCTTTATTTTAACATCTTCGGCCTTTCTAAAAGTTAAGTCGTCTGAAATTACATTGCTTTTTGTACTGTATTGAACCGTGGGCTGCGCATCAAAATAAGCCAAGCCAACATATAAAGAATTGGCTCGAAAATAAGCTACAAGCCCGTGCTCATCTTTTAGTATTTGTAACGCCTGTGCCGCATTGGTTTTATTAAACCTAAACTTAGTCATTTCAATGTCCGGTATTTTCTCGTGCAGCGTAATATTGGTATCGTTAGCAGCGTTTACCTCGCTCACCAAATAGCTTATAATTTCTTTTAAATTAGTGGCTCTCCATGTGTTGGATATTGGCGTGCGTTTTAAATTAAAAATATGATCTTCACATTCAATTTCAAAAGGTGTTTTAGGATGTACCTTGGATACATACCCCAAAAACTCTTCGTTTGATTGCACCCCCTTATAGCCAAGGGTTATGCTTACGGCATCTCCCACTTGTATGGCATCTTCCATTCTATTTTTAAGCGAAGGAAGTTTAATGGTGGCAGTATCGCCAATTTCTCGAAAATCTCTTACTACAGAAACCTCGTTAACTTTGCCAAATGCTAAGTTGCCGATTAATATATTGCACGATAAAACAAACATAAATAGTTTCATTATTGGTTGTTATTATTAATTTCTGTAAGGTCTATTTCTACTGAAGTATCCGAAATACAATCAATACTATATCCTTGCATTTCGGGGCTGCCCGGTACTGCTGGCCAGCCAATGTTTTTAATCGCAATCCGGTCTATTCCAAACATGCTTAAAAAAGGACAATCTATTTGGTGGCTTTTCGGCTGCTCTAATAAATTACGAAGCTTTACTACCTCCTCTTTAGGGTACTCATCGGCAATATTGCTAACAAAAACACCCCTAATGCGTATCTTGTAATTATTAAGATTAATTAGCTCCAGCACATTAACTACCCTATCTTCCCGGGTAAGGGGGGTTTCAACAATTCTGTTAGACCCATTAATAGATATTAAAGGCTCTACTGGCAACTGCCATCTTTCCTTTGTTTGCTCGTTTATAAATGCCAAAGGGAACATGTTTTCGCCCCCCATTTCTGTTTTAAAGTTAAACGAGCCTTTTACAGTTTTAGCAATGGTTTGCAGCGGGTTGCCTATGCCGCCTCTTATAAAGGCAGGATACGGTGCAGCCACATGGCCAAATACAGTGTTATATACCTCTAATATGTTTATGTTAGTTTCAGCCATGTTTACTGCACACTATAATTAAGCCCATTAACTACTCTAAGTAAAGCCTGCTCCACTTCTTTTTTAATGTCTTCTACCGATTCTTTAAGGTTGGTAATGCTAAAATTTTGCTCCCCAATTAAGTTATCCATACTAATAGTAATATTGGTGCTTTTGCTTCCGCCTCCATTAATGTTATCTATCCCTTCGGCTAGTTTGGTGTCGGTGTTTCCCGCAGCAGCATCAGCGGTTGGGGCCAATAACTCTTCGGCTTTGCTTTTGTTTGGGCTGGCGGCAGCTAGTTTGTTTACTGCACTAGAATTAGATCCTACTTTTATCTCTACAGGTGGTAGTAAATCAAATTTCTTTCTAAGGTTTTCAATTCCTGTTACACCAGAGCTTGCCAAATCACCCAAACTACCAGGTAACTTAGAGGCTATTTCTAACAATTGTTGCAATGGCATTAACACCGCATCAAGCATAACCAAACCAATTCTTTTCAGCCCACTAACAATTCCTCCTTGATTAAAAGCTTCTGTTATACTATCCCAGTGCCTTCTAAAACTTTGAACCAAGTTTATAATCATTCCAAACGGTCCAAGCATTAAAGCAAGTGTAGCACCCCACTCATCATACTTTTTAATAACAACAACCGTTAATGCTATCAATGCTGCTATGGCTCCTACAACCAAACCAATAGGATTCGCATTAAGTGCTATATTTAAAAGCCATTGTTTTGCTGTTAAAATACTTGTCCATCCAGCCATTAATAACGTTGGAATCTTCATTGCGAACAACAACCCTTTACTAACAAGTAACACTGCATTATATCCAAGATATGCAGCAGCTCCAACCCCAACCATATAACCAAGTGCTTCTATGGCTAACAAGTTCTCTTTTATCCAAATTACAGATGATTGAAAAGCCGTTGTAATTACATCCCATACTGTTTTAACCGCATCTCTAAATATTCTTAAATATGGAATTGCCGCACTTATAAAATCTTGAATTTTAACAGCCGCTACTCTCGCAAAAGCCACAATCTTGTCTTTATTAATATCTATAACCGTAGCCAATTTGCCAAAAACCTTGGCAATTAATGGATTAAAGGCTTCGCCAATTCCAATGCCCAAGCCTTGCATCTTGCCAGTAAACGTAGATATACGACCTCCAGCGGTCTTAGATTGCTCTATCATTAAATCAAAAAACATACCTCCTTCACTTGTAAGGTTGGTAAATGCGGTTTCTAAATCTTTGAATTTAAGTTTGCCTTGGCTAGCCATTTTCTTCACCTGATCTTCAGTAGTGCCTAGAGATTTCGCAAATTCTCCCATTATAGGAATCCCAGCATCCAATAATTGATTAATGTCTTCGGCCATTAATGTTCCCGCAATTTTTGCTTTTCCATAAATGGTAGATAGTTCATTAAAATCTTTACCGCTACCTGCAGCAATGTCTCCAATCTTACGTAATGATGGAATGATTTTATCTTGCGCTACTCCAAAAGCAAGCAAACCTTTACCTGCTTGTAGTACTTGCGCATTATCAAACGGAGTAACATTTGCAAACTCATTAAGCTGCGCTATGGAAGCATTGGCTTTATCTGCACTTTTTAAAAAGGTGGTAAAACTGACTCGGGTTTGCTCCATTTCAATACCTAACCTATATGCAGCTCTTGCTCCACTAAACAAGGCGGCACCAATAGCCAAACCAGCAACTACACGCCCAACGCCAGAAAAAGCAGACTTTAGCATATTTGCCTGTTTTTCGGTCTGGTTACTAACCCTGCCTAGCTTGCGTAATTTTCTTTCCGCATCGCTGGTTTTAAACTTAATTAGGTATTCGTATAGTTTCACTTTTGTTGTATTAAAAAAACCTGTTCTATTACTGATTTAATAATGATAGAACAGGCTTCTAATTACATAGAATTATGTTTTCTTTCTTCGTTTCTAGCCCATTCTACTCCTTTAAATGCTTCTGCCCAATCCTCGTCTGATAACCTATCTGGGTTTAACCCAGTGTGGTACCTAATTAGCGCATCTGCTTTAATAAATAACGAGGTCTCGTTTGTTATTTCCGCTTGGGCTAAAGCTTTTTTAGCGTATTATGCTTAATAGACTTTACCTCTTCTACTGCTATTAGTAATCCCATAAAAGCACGAGTATCTTGTTTGAAAGCTTTTATGTCATCCATTGCCAGCCGTTCTATTAGATATTCGCTACTGGTAAATGGTTGGTTCTTTTTATTACGCTTTTCGGCATACTTAATATCTGCTCTTGTTGCTAGCCTCAGCCTACAACTCTTACCTAACACCGTAACGACCGCATGGTCTTTCTTAAAATCAATGTCGTATTCGGGTAGATCAATAAGCTCGTCTAAATCATCCATTAAGCCAAAAATATGTGCTTCATCCTTGCGCAGCTCTTCATCGCCTCCAAGCCAACAGTTATTTAAAATAGATTCTACTATTACAACCCTGCCTCCAGATTGTGCGGATGCAGCTATCATTTTCATGACACTTAGCTTGCATGTAGGGTCAAATATATAGCCTACCTTGCCATCCGATTCAATTTCATAAATCTGCGCATATTGTTCTTTCCATGCCTGAATTTCTGCTTTTGTTACTTTTGCCATTTCTAATGGGGTTAAATTATACTCAATCTCACCTGTGTTTACAGGAATTTCGTTTGCGCTTGCAGGCATTATGAATAATGCCATTAAAGCAATCATACTTATTACAATAAATCGTTTCATATTATAGTTATTTAGTTTCACTTTTTGTTTTCACTTTTTACCCTCCGTAGCTTTAGCGTAAAATGGTTACACTCCCCATTCAACATCGCCTATAATAATAGGCAGCGTGTGTTCGGTGTTGGCATCGCCCTGGTTAATGTCTATCTCAACATCGGTAAATTCGGCATACTTTATAATATCAGTACTAATTACGCCACCTGCTTCGGGCGCATAAGCCACCACTATATCAAATGGTTTAATGCTAAGGATAGACTTACCTGCTCCTGCATCCAGCATTAATGCCCTTAATTCGCTTTGAAGTACTTTTATCTCCCCCTCGTGGGTTACATTACCTCGACCACGCTTAATGGCTTTTTTGCCTTTGGCATAAATATTTTTCTTCTCCTGGGCCTCTTTATACTTAATTCCCAATAAGCCAATAACAGGCCTTCCGCCCATTACCACATTTAAGTCATTCCACCCATATTCTTCGCTGTTAAACATAGCTATTAGATTGCAGGGTTTTCAAACCCTAGTTTTACATCAATTGTTTTACTGTAGAATTTTGGCCGCACCGCCAATGCTACACTTACCTTATTAGTACTAAGCACATTTTGCTTAGCATCCACTGTAGCACGCACACTGCTTACTTCATCAGCCAGCCCTAAATCAAGCGCATTTTGTATTTTTGCCTGGTAACTTTTAGCTACTGCTGCATCCATATAGCCGTCCTCATCTACATCAAGGTCATCCAGTATTTCCTCTATATAAGTGCCGTAGGTTATTACCATAGCTTTATCAATCACACGACCTCGTGCAATACTGGAGTAATCGTCTGATGCCGCAGTTGCGGTTGGGTCATCGTTAAAGAAATACCCGTTTTTACCTTGCCAGGGGCGCATAAAAATATACCCCTTATCGTGGAGTTGTCCTTGCTCTCCTGCGGTCATCGATTCAATAGTGGTTAAACCATCGCTCATAAAAGAATCGGTAACACCAAGATCGCCATCTTTAACCCTGCCTATATTGCGCTGTACGGGGTTAGCGGCAAGCCTGCCTAGAGCTAGACCAATGGAAGCCGCTTTACTGGTAGCCACATCGTTTCCAATTACTACCCCCACCCGGTTATTAGTATTGCCTTTTAAATCGGTAAGGTTGGCTACATTGCCCTGGTAATCATTTGCGCCTATAAGCACTCGCAAAGGCTTAAACTCACCTGCATACTCCTCTGCCAATGCGTGAGCAATGGCAATAGAATCATAGGCATCATCATCAAACCCACTAGTGTAGGCAGGCACATAAGCCCCATCAGGAATACGGCCAATGGCCATTAACCTAATATTGCCACCTGCGGCATCTAACACCTTTTTGGCTATATCGTTGGCTTTGTCGGCCACTGTAACCATTAGTGTTGTATTTACATAGAGCATTACCCACAGCGCAGCACCTTCGCCAGCTTGTGCATAAAAGTCTTTTATGTTTTTCCAAACCTCTGTGCCGTTGGCTGTGTCGTAAGCTTCATCCAGTCCTAAAGCCTTCGCTTCATCTGTGCTAAATATTTGCTTTGGTTCAAGCAAATCTATGTTAGAAGCAACCGCTACACCCGAAACCACCAGAGCAGCAACACCATCGGCAGAACCGGCAGTTAAGCCCAAGGCTCCGTTTTGAATTTCAATATCTACACTTGGTAAACCCATAATTAGTTAAGAGTTAATGGTTATTGGTTACTGGTCGCTTCAATCTTATCAAGCAAATCAGCTTTTTTATCCGAATCCTCAAAGGCAACAGAATTTTCTTCCATATACGCTTTTAATTCAGCTACCTTCCAATCAATGGTAGGATCACCTTCAGGAAAAGCATTATCAGATTCAGCAGAAACACCTGCTTCTTTGCGAGTTATTAACTCTATTTTGCCTTTCTTCAAGCCTCGCTGGTGGCTCTCGGCCATACTCTTGTTTCCTTCAGGAAAAAAAGAACCATCGCTGGCTGCAAAAAATGCATCTACTTTTGGATATGCTTTAAAATAAGCTACCGATTTCTTAATGTTGCTCATAACTTCTTTTGTTTTGCCTTGTTACGGCAACCCTCCCGATAAATCGTGATGGGCTACCGATAACAAAAGCATGGTTAATATTAAATTGCCATAATGGCGTTTATTTGTTCTTAAATAGTGTTACTGCTTTTTCAATAGTTCGCCCACCAAAATAGAAGTACATAATTGTTTTGCCCCAGTTGCCCAGCAACTCCACATAATCAGGATTTACCGTAAACTGAAAATCTCCATAACTCAGGTTGCCGTCTGCAATGCTGAATAAGGAATAGACCAGGAGAATGAAAATCAACGTCATTGGTCTAATGTTTTTAGAGAGCCAACTGTCGGAGACCATATCGATTTTATGCCGCTCTGTTAACTGCTCTTGTGCTTTGCTAAACGAGTTGTTTACAATTTCTGTAAAACGCATATTAAGCTTCGCCTTTTCTTCTTTAGTGGTTATAAACTTGCCCACTTCACCTAAAAGTGATTTAATGGTGTCGCCTGTTATTTTACTCAAAAACTTCATAATCCGATATTACTTTCGTTTATGCCAATTTCTCGGCAAAAAGCTGCCACGTTAAACGAAGGACAAGCTTTTTTGCTTACATCATTATGGCCAATTACTCTTAATTTCTTGTTTCTAAGAATGTTAAATTTGATATAAATGGCTAAAGTTTCTTTTTGTTCACAAGTGCGAGTGTCTTTTGGTTCTCTGGTGCCTTTTTCTGCTCCACCTACATATACAATGTGTCTAGCAATTCCATTATAACCTCTTGCTCCGTTGCTAACCTCCCAAGGATCTATAATTGCATCCTGGTTCCAATCTATTAGGTTCTCCAGTGTTCCGTCAAGGTGTACCATATCGGCATATCCAACCCTTCGCCACCCATTACCCTGTAAATGCCATTTCTCAATATCATCAGATGATACAGGCCGCCCTTCGGGGGTATCGGTGCAGTGGATAATAAGGTACTTTTGTTTTCGCATCATTTAATGATTAATTCAAAAGAAATGGCAACTATTGCTGATGCTATTCCTCCGGAGATAAAACCCCACATTAACACCTTGGTTTCTATTATATTTACTTTAACGAGTAGCTCTACGTACTTATCGTCATTCGCCTTTAATTCTACCTTTAGATCGTCAAAATCTCTTGCTAATTCCCGCATTCGATCGTTAAGCCGAATAATTAGGTCTCTCTGGTTTAACCTTGTAAGGTCTATGGGTTCGTCTTGGCTCATTTTTCTTTAGTGAAGCCCTCCGTTAGCTAACGGAGGGCTAATCAATTAGAACACTCACTATACGTTAACCCGAAATCATAGCACTATGGCCATAATTATAAATTTTGGTACCCACAGCGTTTCCAGTAAACCTACCCTCATCTTTAGGTGGGTTATTACGAGTATTCCCGCTCATAGGCTTGTAATGCGATGTTAGGTTTAGCAAGGCCTTGATGGTATGTGGAGCATAAAATCCAATACTCGAAGGCCTGTCCGTTCCAATAAGAGCAGCACCTTGTGCTATCTTAACATCGGTAACCGAATAGCTAACAGTTTCTTGATTCCAGAAGAATTTAAAACCATACTGATCTACAGGCTCACCATTCATGGTCTTTACATAAATGTCTTTAAAGTTTTGATAGTTTAAAGCATCTATGGCTAAGTCGGTTAAATGCTCTGGGCATAATACCACATACCATTGATTTTGCTTGGTAACTTTAAGCTTATTCAACTCCTCTTTCCAAGTAATTAAATCCCTAATAGTAAGCCTTAACACTCCAGCTCCTCTATCGGGCCCCGTTGTACGCAACACAGGCATTTCTGCAAAAGTGCCATTTTCAGGAGATACATTGTGCAATGTTTTAGCCGTCCAGCTTTCGCTAATAGCAGCTTGGCTGTCTGCAAACAAACGTCCTTTTCTATCCAAGGCACTCGTGCGTATTTCTTCTTTATCGGTTTCAAAAGGCGAAGTGGACACATATTGCCAAGGAATTACCTGATTTTCAATATCAAACTGCTTCACATCACCATCAAGGTAATCGTCTGCTTTATCCCAATCAACCGTAATGGGTGCGCCAATTTTATGAACGATAATGCCAGCCTTGCTAATTGCTGCTTTAGGTGCCGAAGGAATAACAGACATAAAGTCCATTTTTGTATTCCTTAGCACATTAACCAATTGAGGGAGTATAAACCTATCTATATATTCTCCGGTAGTATAAGCCATGTTAAATTATTTTATTGTTAAGTCTTGTTTTAAATATTTGCAGCCTTAGCCGTTTTTAACGTTTCCGTATTCTGCATTAAATAATGCTTCAAAAGCTTTGGGGTCTTTCTCCTCCAACTCTTTGCGCTCATTCGGGGTTAAATCCTCCCATGTTTTTTTAGAGCTTTCAGTGTTTTCACCTTTAAGCGCAGCGATTAGTTCGGATAATCGAAAATCTTTAACCTCGTTACCACCGCCTGCCTGTGCTGCTGCATCTGGCAATAAATCCATACAAGCATCAATATCAGCTTCTGCCAATTTTTTCATGCTTGCTTCATTTTCTTTGGTTACAACCCCTGCTTTTTTGCCAAGGGTTAAAAAAGAAGCCACCATTTTTTCTTTGGTTTTTTCGTTTCCTTGGGGTTTTTCGTTGGCTTTAGCTTTGGTTTCTAAAGCGGTTAATGCTGCTTCAATTTGTTCTTCGGTGGCATCTTCTGCCAAACCAAGTCGTTTAATTAATTTTGATTTATCCATTTTCTCTTCAGTTTCATAATTTGTTGCTAATTTTTCATTATAGTATGCCGCCATTTCTTCAAAAGAAGCCTCGGTACTTGTTTTAGACTTCTTTTCGTTTGGAATAACTTCATCAACAAGTCCAACTTTTTTGGCCTCCTCGGCAGTAAACCATTTGTCCTCACCTTCCTTCATCCAGTTATCAAGAATCCATTGTTTATCCTTTCCTGTTTTACTGGCATACAACTCAGCTAAGTCATTGTTTAGTGTTTTTAGTAAATTTCCGTAATTGATTATTTTATTGGCACTACCAGACACTCCACCACTTCCTTGATGAATCATTATTCTTGTTCCTTTCATCATGGCCGAATGCCCAGTTGAAATTGCGATGGCAGAACCCATGCTAGCAGCAACACCATCTACAATAGAGCCTGTTTCCAGCTCTGATGCAGATATTACCGAATTAACAGCAACACCTTCAAACATTGCACCACCAGGGCAATGAATCCTAAATACAACTTTTTTAAAACCCTGCCTTTTAGCCATTTCTAAAGATTTAGAAATATCTAAAGCGTTAATCCTTCCCCATTCCGACACGGTTCCATATAACCTCACCTCGGCTACGCTTTTCGATTTTGCAGTTAAATTAAACATACATTGTGTTAATTGGTGTTTAGTACACGAAGTACCAAATTTGATGGCATACACAAGTTTTTGCAATAAAAAAACAGATGTGTTTACCAATTTGGTCGATATTAGCTCCTATTTGGTGTCAAATTCGCACCTAATAGGTCGAGCCATCGCCTTTTTGCTTTAAAAACAAGATTCAATCTTTCAACTTTACAGCTGTTAACTAATTACAACCTATGAAGGATCACGAAGCCGCACAGATATTATATAACAACGACATACCCGGCAAAGCAATAGCCCGCACCATTAAGGTAAGTGAGCAAACCGTTACCAGTTGGAAGAAGAAATATGGCTGGGAAAAGAAAAAAACACTAAAAGCCCTAGCGAGCGAAACAGCCGAAGAAGCCTTGTGGGAGTTAATTAATTACCAGCTTTCCGCCATTAAAAAGAAAAAAGAAGGCTGGGAAAAACGTGGCGAACCCGTGCTTATAGATAAAGGAGACATAGATGCGTTAGCCAAAATGTTTAGTGCCGTAAAAGGCAAACAACTGGAATGGAGCAATTATGTTAAAGTTTGCCGAGAGTTGGTTGATTACATTCGAAAAGAAGATTTGGAGCTTGCCAAGCAAATTTTAGAACACGTAGAGATTTTTCTTAATAATAAGCGTAAAGAGTTATGAACAGGCAGGACAAGGAATGGCTCGCTTGGCTTGAATTAAGCAAACGAATTGGCGAACAAACCGAACCCATTAAGGATGAATCTGAAAAAGATAAACATGCGAGAGTAATACGCTTGCTTAAAGTTGCCAATTTTGAAGCCTTCTGCGAATTTTATTTTCCTCATTATATAGATAGCAAGTTTGGCTGGTTTCACAAACAAGCGGCTCGCAAAATACTAGGTTCTAACAACGTTTTTTCGGTGTTAGAATGGGCGAGAGAACACGCCAAGTCGGTATTTGCCGATGTGTTTATCCCAGCATGGTTACTTGCCAACAAACAGCTTACAGGAATGATATTAGGCTCAGACATTGAGCCTAAAGCCAATAAATTAATTGGCGACTTAGAAGCAGAGCTGCGTAACAATAAACGCTTTATAGATGATTTTGGCGACCAAAATATACTAGGAAGTTGGAAAAATGGACATTTTCAAACAAGCAGCGGTGTGGGCTTTTGGGCGTTTGGTATTGGCCAAAACCCGGCTGGCGTGCGAGAAGGAGCCAACAGACCAAATTATGGCGTTATAGATGATGCCTCCAGCAAAAAGAAAGCTAAGAACCAACAGCTTGTAAAAGAGGATTTAGATTGGATATTGGGCGAATTTATGGGCTGCCTTTCTATTAAAGGTAAACGATTTGTATTTGCTAATAACCGAACGGCCAAAAACGACCTTACTGCCCATATTGTAGGCGATATTGAAGAAACAGACCCCAAGCGTGAAGGAATAGTACATATTAAGGTGTTCGCAACCGAAGACCCTAAAACGCATAAATTACTAACTATTGTTAATGGCGGTGTGCCTGCATGGAAAGAAAGATACACCTTAAAGCACCTTGAAACACGGGTGGCAGAAATGGGATACCGCAACTCGATGCGCCAGTTTTACCACCAACATATAGAAGATGGCAATGTGTTTTTGCCCGAACACCTGCCATGGGGCAAAATGTTGCCGCTTGGCAAGTACGATGCACTAATTGTATATAACGACCCCTCTTTTAAAGGCGCAAAAAGTAACGATTTTAAAGCCGTGGTGCTTATAGGTAAAATTGGTTACCGCTACCATATACTTTGGGCGTGGGTAAGGCAAGCCAGTCGTGGAGCTATGGTAAGTGCCCATTACGATATTAACGAAATAATTACCAACAAAGCCAAGGTAATTGAAATTGAAGGAGCCACCTTGCGTGAGGTGCTTTGCCGCCACTATATGGAGGCCAACTTTATGCAAGACATGCTGTTGGAAGAATATGTTATTGAAGGCGAGGCTAGGAATTACCAATTAAGAATACGAGCCGATAAGCGCAAAAAGCCCGATAAAACGGGTAGAATAGAAGATTTAAGCCCAGTAGCGGAGCGTGGATATTTAATCTTCAATGAAAAGCTTCGAAAAAACCCAGATATGAATACGCTTAGAGATCAGTTTTTATCCTTCCCCAGCGGCCACGATGACGGCCCCGATGCGGTAGAAGGTGGAATATGGCTACTTAATAGGCAACACACTACTGGTCGTAGAAAAACAGGAAGGTCAGGCGGCTACACAAAAAACAATAAACGAGCGGCATAAATAGATGTTAGATGATTAGACAAAAGACATAAGATAAACATAAGCAGCTGTGGACTAAAAGCCGTGGTCTGTGGACAAATAAAATAACCAATGAGCACCTTTATAACAAAAGCAGACTATCTGCTACATATTACCGACCAACGGATCAATCAAATAATTGAAGATACCGATGCCATTTTAGATGATGCAGAGGACACCGCTATTGCGGTAGTAAAAGATGCGCTAAAGGCACGTTACGATGTGGACACCATTTTTGCTGCTGTTGGTGCAGCTCGTGCAAAAAATGTAATGCTCTGGGTTAAGCGGCTTGCCATCTATTATATATACGATAGAATACCGGATGACTTAGTGCCGGAGCGGGTTGTGAAAAATTACAACGAAATAATGGATCACCTGGAAGCCATTAGCGATGGCAAACGATCGGTTGATTTGCCCATACTTATTGATGAAGATGGCAA